GGTTTTTTCTGCCATCACTTCGCCGATTTGCGGCCGGATCACCTGCGCCATAAAGTCGGTGACGGCGCGGGGCGAATAAAATTCGCCGGCAGAACCGGCGCTTTGCAGCTCTTTGAGGATGGTTTCATAGATCTCGCCAAACGCATGGCTTTCCTCATAGTCGCTCAAGTCCAGCTCATCAATGATGTTGAGCACCTGCCGAAGCAATACGCCATCCTTCATATACTGGTTGGCATCGGCAAACGTGGTTTGTACAATGGCCTTGCTGATGGGCGTGGAAGCATCCACACGAACCCCCGGAATCTGGATTTTGCCGTTGGAATCCTTGATATCTCTGCCTTTGAGCACCGGAAACAGCCTGTTGTTGACAAAATCCAGCAGCTTGTCGCCGGTCATGGCCTTGCCGGACTTATCGTCATGCGCCCAGTTCTGCCAGCGGCATGCCTTTGGGATGATGGACTGATAGTTGTCATCTTCCCATGCCCAATCCTGTTC